ACGCGGATTACAATCCCGCTGGTTCGGGCGGAACATGGGGCACAGGTAACGCTGTCGTACAAAACCCAGCATTGGGTCAAGGTTCGATTGTAGCAACACCTGCTGTTGCAACCACGGCATTCGATAAACTAATTGCGAGCAATGATGAATTGTTTGCACTTGTCGCCTAATATAGAAATATATTATGGAAAAATTCTCTCTGATTGACTTGGAACTCCAGAAGTGGACAACAGGGGGCAAGCGAAAGCAGCCTGAACGACTAAGTGAGAGAACATCCCAAGTGGATGATGCGATAGTCTGAACTACACTATAACAAAATAAGGTGTAGAGAGAAATCCGAAGAGATTTCTCCCTTACTAGAAATAGTAAGAGTAACAAAATTGATATTTTATGCCTGGACAACTGCGTTTGAACTTGCTGCTACACTAGGTGCTGAACTTGGTGAATCATACAGCGAAAAGGTTGACATTCGTGTCGCTGCTGCGTTCCTTGGTTTCAAGGCAACACCTGGCAACGCACTCTATTCACCAACACCTGCTGACGGCTTCGCTCGTCCAACACAACTTGGTGCGATGGAACTGTTGATGGCTGGTTTGCCTGCTACAACTGCTGGTTGGACTGATGGCTTCACAGCCACTTCCGTTCTTCAGTTGATCCGTAATGTTAAGCAAAACTACAAGCGTGCTCGTCTTCCCGGCACTCCAATCATCGTATTGGATGCCAATGGTGACGCTGCAACTGTTTCTGCAACTCCTGCTGGACAAGATGGTTCTTCATTGAATCGCTTGCTCGCTGAATTGACTGGCGGTGCAGTTTCACAGGCCGGTGGTTCAAATCTATCTGCACTGGGTAATGAATTGCTCAGCACTGGTAAAATTGAATCAGTCTATGGCTGCATGGTAGTATTCACTACGTTCTTGTCAAGTGCTAATCGCATAATGTTGGGTCAAGGCTCAGCCAGCCCAGTTCTTGTCGGTGGTTACATGCACGAAACTGCTGTATTCACTGTTCTCAAGGAAGGTCTGGAAATCAAGATGGGCGAAGTTCCTGGTGGTCTACAAATGTGGCTCACTGGTGTTGCCTACTTTGGTGCAGGCGTAGCGGATCCTCGTCGTGGTGGAGCAGTCAATATTCTTCAGGCTTAATCCTGTAGTATAGGAGTAAATTATGTCAGTACCGTATCAAAGAGTGAGTAACGCAACAGTTCAGGATATCATATTTTATGATCCTGCTGCCGAGCGCCGTGCTGCTCAAATGCAGATTAATTGGGACGATTACTTTAAAGTGGGTTCCCAAGAAATATTGTATGCACTTGAGTGGACATGGTGGCCTCATTACTGCGATACGGTACTTGGCGCTGTTTACTACGCTAATCTACCTAACGGAGCATTGATCAGTAGTTTCAATCCGAGCCTATTGATTAAAAATGATCAGACGTTAATCAGACTCGATACTTTCATGGCAGTGAAAATCTTCTATGAGAGTATCGTTTCTGATACTTCTAACATTAACGACGTTGATAAATCCAACTTCGATCATGCTCTGCGAAGATATCAGGCTGAATGGCTAAAATCTCAGCAAATTATGAACTTCTATGACTTAAATCAGGATGCACCCAATGGCCCAACAACCAAGTTGGAGGAAAATTGGACTGCTGATCCTGATTTCTTTGATAACAATAGAAGATATTTCTAATGAGTATGCCATTAGTTACTAAAGCAGCGGTAGTCGAATATCTTAGACTGGTAGCCAAAGAGCAATCTTTGCCAGTACAAGTCCAAGATGTCTACCCAAGCATAGATGACAACGTGGCATATGGTGTTTATGTGAACAGCAATAACGCTGTTCGCAGACTACCTTATAAACTTGGCGTACAGAAATGTGCATCAATTTATATCGTATCTGACAACATGGACATCATGTTTGTTTCCTATCAGAATGATCCACAGGCACCAGTTATATTAGAAGCCATCAATAAACTAATCCAAGACGCTAAGTTTTGGAATGGTTATCATGAAGTGGATTTTAGTACTAACATAACGATTGGCTCACGTAATCAGATTTACACCTACACACTTGATCTGAAGAGAATTGATTTTAACATTATTACAACTTAAGGAGAAACTATAATGGCACGTATAACAGTGAATACAACTGGCACACAGCCAGTATTGCTCGTAAGCACTGAGATTAGCACTACCGCAAATATCGCCAATGGCATTTTTGCAAACACTGCTAATGCTCTTTCAGTGTCTTGCTTGCAAGATGTAACACTGACCAACTCAACTGGTGTATTCTCTTGGACAGATTTCTGTTCAACTGATATCAACAAGGTGAGCACGCCAGCAGACAACGAAGTATCAACTAACATCGTCATTGACGACGAAGTTTACTTCGGTAACAGTTCTGCTAGCGCAGGGTCAGCAAACAATCTTGGCGTAGCGGGTCTTTCGCAAACTAAGACTCAGATTCAATGGAAATTGGTCTGGGACAATAGTTCAGCGAATGGCAACGTTTCAAACGCATACTACACTTCTGGCGTAGGATTTATTTCCTCACTGGCTCCAACAGTCAGTCCCGAAGCCCCAGTATGGGTTACACCAATGTCAATTGCTGTCAACGGTCAGATGTACAACGGTCAAAATTCTTGATTTTGACTTAGCATCTAAAACACGGGGGGATTCGCAAGAGTCCCCCTTTTTTATAGAGTAAACAAATGAACAAGAATGACATATTAATAACAACTGAAGAGAAGTTGCGGTCACTGATCGCAGACGAAGCCAAACAGATTAACATGCTTGCTAACATGCAAGTAACCATCAAACAGATGCAGGCTAAAAGTACCTTTAGGCTGGCCTTGCTCAATCAACTGCTTGAAGATTATTATGATAAATATTCTGGTAATTAATTAATTAAAAAGGATAAACCAATGAAACTAGCACAACTTGCCAACAAACCCCGTCTAATCGAACTATCAATTAATGACGAAACGATCATCAAGGAATTTGGTGAACCGTTAACATTTCATACATGGGATCGTCAACCTATGCATGTATTCATGAGATTGTCAAACATCAGTCAAGACAATACCAGTGAACTAATTGATGTGGTTAAGACCCTAATTCTAGATGAGGAAGGTAAACAATTACTGTCTGATGACAATATGTTACCAACCAATGTTTTGATGAGAGCAATCGCAAAGGTTACTGAACAACTGGGAAAATAACAGGTGATGCGATTGATGTCGCATCACATAAAATGTTATCGATAATGCAGATTGATGGTATTGCTAAACGATATGGAGTATTGCCTAGCGAAGTATTACAACGAGCAGATACATTTGATTTGTACATAATAGATGCAGCCTTGACTTTCGAACGATTCCAGTATGATAAGGAAATGAACAAGGGCAAAGTTGATCCAGCATATTATTCACAAGATCAATTAGCAGGCATGCTCGATAAAGGAAAGAATTATGGAAGTAAGACTTAAAATTAGTGATAACATTAGCGCGGATTTGGAACGCAAAAAGCGTGAGATCGCTCGTTTACCAAAACAGGCTTTTGAATTTTTTAGAGATGAAACTCCAGTTCGCACAGGTAATGCCAGACGCAAAACACGTTACAAGAATAAAACAATTGTTGCAGGTTATCCATACGCACAAAAATTGGACGATGGATACAGCAAACAAGCACCAAAGGGTATGACAAACCCTACTTTGCAATTTATTAGACGTACTCTTAATCGTCTAATGAGGAGACGATAATGGCTGATCTAGATTATACAATTGGTGTTCGCACCGATCAAGCAGAACGTAATATTGACCGACTTAAAAAATCAGTTGGTGGTTTAGGCGCTGAATTTACCAAATTTCGTAATGTAATAGGTGGTCTTGCGATTGGTGGTTTAATTACTAATACTATTCGCTGGGCAGATAGCATACAAGATGTTTCAGATTCTACTGGCATTGCTACTGCTACTATTCTTGGATTCGGTCAGGCAGTAGCAGAAGCAGGTGGTACCAGTGAAGGTGCTAACAATGCTTTAGTTAAATTCAATCAAACATTAGGTGAAGCACAACAAGGCAGTAAATCTGCACAGACAGCCTTTGCTAATCTTGGTATTACAGTTGACGAATTAAAATCATTATCATCCGAAGCAATTTTTAGTAAAACATTAGCAGGATTGCGCGACATTAATAGTTTGTCCAGACAGGCTGCTGCATCTGCTGACTTATTTGGTAAAACATTAAAAGGTGTTGATTTAAGAGGTGTTGCCACTAACACTGGCGTTTATGCAGAATCAAACGTAGAAGTTGCAAAATCGGTAAAATCAGCAGCAGACGCTCAACAAAATCTTGAAAAACTTTTTAACCAATTTCAAAAAACATTATTGGATTTACTTCGTCCAATATCAGAATTAGTCGGAAATATTAATACTGCTAGCGATACAACACAACGTTGGGTAAGAGTTATCGTATATTTAACTGCCGCTATTGCAGCATTTGTACTTATTTTAAATCCAGTAGCGAGAGTGATAGGAGCAGTTATTGCTGCAATTAGATCTTTATATGCTATATTCAGAACAGCGCAAGGTGGAGTCTATACTTTTTCTGAAGCATTGAAAAAAATTGCGACTGGTGCTCCAGAAACAATTAAAGCATTGAAAAATCTAAGAAATATTATTAAAGTAAATGCTGAAGCAGTAAAAGAATTTAATGCAATAAGAATAATCGCTCAAGCATTTCAAAGACTGAGTGCAGCAGCAAAAGAAGCCGGTGCAGTACTATTTAAAGTTTTTGGTGGTGCGACAGTTGCTCTATTCGCATATTTCAAAGATGAAGCCGACGAACTTATTGAAAAATTTCAAAAGTTCTTAGGTTTAAGAGAAAAAATAAAACCAATACCTTATGATCAAGGTGGACCACAGGGTGGTCGTAGAGTTTCTCCTGAAGTTTTAGCAGATATAGCACAAGAACGAGCAGCAAGAGAAAGAGCAGCCAAAGAAGAGATGATGTTGAAAGCCTCAGTGATTACTAAACAACGTCAGGATGCTTTTGCTGCTATGAATGAACAATTAGGTATGGATGCTGAACGTGCCTATTATGCTGATCGTCAAAATGAAAAAGCAGAATATCAACGCAATCTTATGGAAGATATTGCCCTAATCAATAGAGAAATTGCTGATAAAA